AGTAGATGATTTCGATGAGAATAAATGGAATGAATGTTCTACGGGCATACACTTCTTTATTTCTCGTGAAATGGCTGTTAAATATTAATTCTATGAATGATAAACTTTATTATACTGAATACTTTAGTAACTTAAGTAATAAGTTTATAGTAAAAGTATATCAGATTTCGGACAATGTACCATATACATTAAGGCATGGAAGGACTAATAATGTAGATGCATGGTTAAGAATGTGGTTTCCTGATCAAAAGCTAATTCGATTATGATATGGAAGATAAAAGTTTTATTGCGCTAGTTCTACGAATGCGCAAGTTTCAGGTGAAATATCAAGAAACAAATACAAAGACTTCTTTCAAAATGAAAATTAGGCTAGAAATGAAGGTAGATAGGGAATTATTTAAAAGAAGGCAATTTAATTTGTACGAAGATGGAAATAAAAAATAAATACAATATAGGTGATGAGGTTAAATATAATAATGAAAGATGTGTTATAAGTAGAATCATCATTGATGTGTACGTAGATCGCAAAGTCGTACGGTATATTTCTTTCGATAGAGGTTTTGCAAGTATAATGTTAGAAGATAAAATAGAAAAATTATGAGTAAATATGAAGGTGTACCCGACAGGGTTAAAAGAATGTTGTATGAATCATACAAACACAGTATGGCTCAATACGACAAAAAGCCCCTTAAATTTAAGGATTGGCTTAAAAAGGTAGAGAGTATTAACTTGACAGAAATGTTTAATAATTAAGCGTATGGATTTTTATATAAAAAATTTGCTAGTAATTATAGCATGTTTAGTAATATGTGTGGTATGCTATTCTCAAAAATACCGAGCTGGAACTATTTTCTTCGGTATGATAGCAGTAATACATACATTATATACGATATTATAATAATATTGATTATGAAGAATGCCATATTATTATTCATCTCTATAGCGATTGCTATGGTTCTGTATATCATATATGCTCTTATATGTCTTATAGATGGAATCATAGAAGTATTCAACTCTATACTTCATGCTATTAAAAACGCAGCGGATATGCAGAGATATAGCAGTCTAGTTTCAGATGTTGGATATGCTATTAATGCAATAAGGAGGGGAACATTTAACAAATAAATTATCATGAAGAAAAAATATTCATTAGCTCATAGATGTTCGATCGCGTCCGCGTTTATTTGGTGTAACACAAATGAAGGATGTGATTTTTGGTGTAATGTAAATGAAAAATATGAAGAATATTACGAAAAACATACAAGAAAATGAAAGAACCAGAAAAACAAGTAGGAGGTAACCACTATAAAAAATACCCTTATCAGCCGTTACAATTTGCGGCGGATATTAATCTTAATGTCTTTCAACATAATATTATCAAATATTGTGTCAGGTACAAGGACAAGAACGGAAAGGAAGATTTGCTTAAGGCAATCCATTACTCGAAACTTGCGATAGAAATGAAGCCTCTTTGTTTTATAGACAAACCAAATTCGGGGAGTGTAGATGCTTTTATTCATAGAAACAAGTTTCCTAAATTGGTAGCTGATATAATTGTGCTAGTAGTGACAGAGCAATATGATATGTGCGGTATGTTCATTGAAGACTTAATAGAACGCGAATATGGGAAAGCAATGTAAGGAGAGAGGGGTTGGTGAGGTATTTACCGACTATCATTTAATGACAACATTAAAAGTTATAAATGAGTATAAAACAAATTGTTGTAATAAATGCATCTTTGATCATAGCGGTTTATGTATGAAAAAAAAATGTTCTCCTGATGAAAGATCGGATGGAAATTTTGTATACTTCAAATCTATTTATCAATTATGAGGAAAGTAGGCGAGCGGTTTATGTCTCCTAATGGGACGCCCGTAATATGTAAAAAATTGCCTAATACGATTATGGGTTGCGGAAAATGCCAATTTATTGGTACTGATGAATGTGTGGATTGCATGGAATGTTGCGAAGATGATAGGGAAGATAAGAAAAATGTAAACTTTAGAAAAATAAGTTATGGTAGAAAACGAAGTAAGGCAAAAAGCAATATCCGAACTAGATAGGTTATTCACTATAGACTATAAAGAGCTTCGAAAGAAAAGTAAAGATAGTCTTTTAGATCAGTTCAGATATGAAGGTTATGAGGATGAACTTTTAACCGAGGTGTATTTACAGATTAGGCAGGCTATAGATTCTCATCCAAATAAGTATCTGTTAATCATAAACAAAGACGGAATCAAGTACATTAAAGGATGTATAAGTAAAAACGGATGGGTGGAAACTTTCGGTTTTATTAGAAATATTATCAGGGATAAACGCCTTGTTTCTATATCTGACAACATGGATGATGTGGAAACTCAAAACGATAGTAATTCGGTTAGATTAGATGAATTGATTAGTGAAGACGATACAGAGAAATACGAGTTTATTGTTGACAAAATGTCAATAGTATCGCATAAATTCCCTGATTCGTACAATATGTTTGTTGACTTTTATATAAATGGATATAAGGCTGATAGCCTGTCTAAGAAGTATAAAATGTCACAAGAAAGAATAAGGCGGTCGTTAAGAAAGATGATTAATTCAATTAAAGAATAAAACAATGAAAAAATATGTATATCAAATGCCTGATAGTATTATGGCATGTCATGAATCAGAATTAAATGGAATAACCTCTTTTAGGTTTATGTTATGTAATGGTAAAGGATATGTAAGACTGTATATCTATAATGACGATAGGAAACATGCATATATAGAAGGGTTAAGTGTGGAAATTGGGGAGAGATGTAAATCAATAGGGACTACTTTAATGAATGCATGTGAAGGAACGGCATTTAATATGGGTGTAGAAAAAGTACTACTTAGATGTGAAGGTTCTAGTCCTTATTGGTTATATGATTGGTATAAACGTAGAGGATATAAACGCCTTCCTGTAACGATGTTATCTCCTACAGAATGTGATGGGGAAAATGATTGGATGGAAATCAATATGTCAGAACATGAGTGATGTAAAAGTAGGAGAAACAATATTTTTGGGGAATGATAAATACGCTACATGCGTAGTAGATAATGGAATTGGCTGCTATAATTGTGCATACTTAGATACTACATGTAAGAGTAATTGTCATTCATGTAGTAGGAAAGATCATAAAGATGTTTATTTTCCTTATGCTTCGGATGAGGATATAGAAAAGTATAAACAGGAAAATAAGTAATTTCCAATAGAAAATGTATTATTAAGGTAGGTAACGAAAATGTTATCTACCTTTTTTATGTTAAATTAAAAATTAGAATATGATTGAAACAGATAACAAGCGATTTAAGATCGGTCGTCCTAGGCACTTTGAATGTGCGCAGGATATGGAAGATTCATTTAATGAGTATATCAATTCATTGGGTGATAAAGATGTATTGACTATTACAGGTGTTGTATTGGGTATGGGTTTATCTGACAAAAAAAGCTTATATGACTACGAAAAACGTCCTGAATTTTTACACTCGGTAAAGATGATCAGGACGATTGTAGAGAATGAATATGAAAAAAGATTAGCAAATCCTTCGTGTACAGGTTCGATATTTGCTCTTAAGAATTTTGGCTGGAAAGATACGACAGAAACAGTAGTATCAACTAAAGATTATGAAGTCGAATTATAATGAAAGAAATTGATGAGTAACATTAACGGAGAAACAGAAGGATAATATCACATGAAGATTAAAGTTAAATTATTCGATAAACTATACCCTGAACAAAAGTCTATTGTTGATGATGTGTTTAGTGGTAAATATAGTTTTGTTACAACTAAGTCGGGCAGACAGGCTGGAAAGTCTTTCACGCTTGATAGAGTTGCAATAGGACTATGTTTGCGGAAATCTAACAAAGAGTTGTTGTGGATAACACCAACGCACGGACAGTCATTAGATGCAATGAATAGAATAGAATCAATCCTGAATGAAAAGATTGATTACAAGGCAAATCATTCACCTAGTGACAGACGTATTACCTTTGATAATGGCAGTAGAATATTATTCCTCAGTGCAGAGCGTTACGATAACTTGCGTGGTAAACATCCTGATTTTGTTATATTGGATGAGTTCGCATTCTTTAAACAAGGCGCATGGGAGTTGGCTATTAAACCATACTTTATTGCTAATGTTAATCTAGTCGCTATTATCGCTTCTACGCCTACTGGGAAAAATGCATTCTATGATCTATGGCAAAGAGGCGAACAACATGAAGATGGATATGTCAATCATAAGTTACACTATACATTAAACCCTCAGACAAATTACAAGTTTATTGAGAAAGAAAAAAACAGTCTTCCAAAAGACGTGTTCAATCAAGAATATGAAGGTCTGTTTATATTTGGTAGTAGTGCAGTCTTTGGTGACTTTATACACGTTCAGGGTGTGAAGGTTTATCAACCATTTAGAATTGGTTATACTTATTCTGCGGGATTAGACATAAGTGGTGATGGTGAGGATAAGACGATCTTAACCATCATCGAGAATGAAACGGGAATAATCGTATTAGTGTATGAAGTTCTTTCGTCTTCGCACCCTGATCAAGCACGAGAGTTGTTGCCAATACTTCGCAGTTATCCCAACCTTTGTTTATTGGCAGAGAAAAACGGATTAGGTAATAGTCTGTGCGACCTGTTATTAGAGGAAGGAATCAATTTAATTAAATGGGTAACAACAAATGAAAGTAAACAGAAACTCGTATCTAATTGTATCGAAGAAATAAACAATAAGACTGTAGTATTACCAACTGTCGACTTGTGCCCTGAGTTAGATAATGAAATGTCTATGTATTTGGCAACACGCACGAAAACAAGTAAGATTAACTACTGTCACCCTGCAGGTTTGCATGATGATTATGTAGATAGTCTTATGTTCTGTTTGTATTGCAGAAAACAATACGGATGTGATCAAAGTGTTTCTGTTTCGATACCTCATTACAATGTACATAACAACGTTAAATATAAAGCATGAAAAAGAAACTATTTATAAAGATAAAAGGAGTTGAGCACGAAATGCCAACCAATCTAAATAAGATCAGTTGCGCAAAGGGACGAAAGATTTCATCTTCGATGAGTATCAAGTGTGAAGAAAGACTTAGGATGTCGATGTTAGTATCGGCATTGATTGACGTCAAACCTTCATTGTTTGATGAGGCGAAGGTAACAGATGAGGAACTTAAGATACTCTACGATTTGAGTAGACAGGTAGTAGACAGGTGCAAAGTTCCTTTGTACAAATACATGCAAGTCGATAAACAATTCTATGCAATGCAGGACTTAGATAAGTTGACAGTGCAACAATACATGGATATAGATTTTGCAATGAATGAAGATACAAACGTGATGGATTGTGCTGGTGACTTAATGCGGATATTATACAAACCTGTGAAGATGCGTTTCATTCCGTTCAATAGGCATGAGATTAGTAAAGATGTGTATGTATTGCGTTATGGATTGATCAAAGGAGAAGGAAATAAGCCAATTAACTACGAAAAGGTATCAGCAGGGTATCTAACTTGCTTCTTTTCTTATGTAATGTCTTACAAATTGGATATAAATAAGAGTTTTCCAACGCTTTTTGATGAGAAAAAAGCTGATTTGGAAGATGAGGAAGTGGGTTTTTGTGAGAATAAGTATACGGTTGCTAAAGTTTGGGGTTGGTATGATGTCATAAACAGAGTAACAACAAGCAAAATGGAACTTGACTATTGGTTGGATAAACCAATTAGAGAATTTTTGACATATATATCTTACGTAAATCAGCGCGCAACCGAAGAAAAAACTAATAATAAATAAATATGAGCGATACAAATAATAAAATAATCCTAGAGGTCGGGCTTAAGGGAAAAGAGAATGTAGCAGAAGTTCAGAAAGCGTATGATTCTTATATGCATACATTGTCTGAAACTGCGGCACAGGTGAGGCAGGTGAACGCAGCTCACACAGAGAGTAAGAAAGAGCTTAAGTTACAAGATGAGTTAGCTCGTAGTGTAGCAGGTTCATATAATGCTCTATCGGCTCAATACTCATTGAATCGTATTCAGATTAATCAAATGAGTGCGGACGAATTAAAGAATACTGAGGCAGGTCAAAAGTTGGTTTCTGAAACAGCGGCGATTCGTGAGGAAATGAAAAAGTCTCAGGAATCCACGGGAAACAATTCTCTGAGCGTTGGTTCGTACACTGATAGTATAAAGAATGCCATTTCTCAGACGGGATTATTCGGTACTGAGTTGGGAGTTGTATCGAAAGTTCAAAGCGTGATGAGTTCCGTTCTGAAAACAAACACAGACGGACAAAAGGCGCAAACAGCGGCAACGGAGGCAGGAAGTGTTGCAACGGGTGGAATGTCTAAGGCAATGGGAATACTTAAGTTGGCATTCGCATCTACAGGAATCGGGTTACTCGTGATCGCTGTGTTGGCATTGTATGAGTACTTTACGAAAAGCAGTGAGGGCGCAGGTAAACTAAAGGTAATTCTTGCGGTCGTAGGAAGCGTTGTTAATAACGTTACTGATCTGTTTGTAAAGTTAGGTAAGGAAATATTTAGTGCGATTGAAAATCCAAAGGCGGCGTTTGTCAAGTTTAAGGATTTGATCGAAGAGAATATCACGAATCGAATCAGTGGTATAATTAATTTGCTTCCTTCCTTAGGTAAGGCATTGAAAGAAGCGTTTAGTGGCAACTTTTCAGCAGCTGCAAAGACTGCGGCGGATGCGGCGGGGCAAGTTGTATTAGGAGTTAAGAATGTGACAACGAAAGCGGCTGAATTAACTCGTAGTGCATTGAACAATATGACTGATGATGCAAAGAAAGCAGCCGAAGCGCAAAAGATGATCAGTGCGGCAAATAAATTAGAACGTGCTGAGAGAATAAGGGATGCCAAAGAAGAAGTTAAAATATCAGACTTGCAAGCAAAGGCAAAGGATAGTGAGAATTATTCTGCAAAGCAAAGACTTGCATTTACTCGTGAAGCAGGAGCGCTTACAATCGCTCAGATCGCTAGAGAGGAAAAGGTCGCATCATTAAGATACGAAGCAATTAAGATACAGAATACTTTGCACTCAACTGTTAAGGCTGACTTAGATGCTGAAACAGACGCACATGTAACCCTTATCAACGTAGAAACAAAGGGTAATGAGGCACGCAAGGAAATGTACACTCAGATTAAGAAGTTGGTAAAGGCTGCAAATGCAGATGATAAGGCACGTGCAGATGCGAAGGCAAAACTTGCAACTGATGAGATGACATTAGAGCAAAAGTTAGTAGACTTTTCTATGAACAAAACTGTAGGTCTAGCGGCTGATGAGAAAAAAGTGGCTGAGGAAAAAGCGGAATACGATGCGAATAAGACCGCCAAAGAACTATCAGATGCATGGAATAAACTTAAGGTTAGTGAGAGCACTAAGACTGAGAACTTGAAGAAAATAGAGGATGCTAGACAGTCTGTGATAGCTTCCATTCAAGCAAAGTACGCTGAGGATAAAGCTAAGGCAGATAAGAAAAAGGCAGATGATACCCTAAAAGCAACAAAAGACTTAGACCAACGTATAGATGAATACGAAATCTCTCACCGTGATTTGTCTGAAAAGGAAAAAATAAAACACAATGAAAAGAAAGCGGAATATGATGCGAATAAGGCGGCTGATGAGATGGAAGAATCTATTAAAACTTTAGACATAAACGAATCAGATAAAACAGATAAGTTAAAACAAATTGAATCAGATAGGCAAGAGGCTATTCTTTCTATCCAAAAGAAATATGCAGCCGAACAAGTTAAGGCAGACAAAAAGAATGATACGGATAAGCGTAAGCGTGATAAAGAATCTCTAAAAGCAAAGATAGATATTGCAACACAAGGGTTCGATGCAATATCAGAGTTGGCAGGAAAAGAAAGCACTGTAGGAAAGTTAGCAAGTGCGGCAAGTGCATTGATCAATACATACGAAGGTGTGACTAACGTGTGGGCGGCGAAATCTGTTTTGCCTGAGCCTTTGGCAACTGTTAGTAAAGTTGTAAGTACCGCAACTGTTTTGGCTTCGGGATTGGCGGCTGTGAGGAATATTAAGTCTACTACTTATGCAACGGGTGGAATCGTTTCGGGTGAACAAATAAGTGGTGATAATATCAATGCCAAACTTAACAGCGGTGAAATGGTACTTAACAAGGAGCAACAAACGAGATTATTCAATCAGGCAAACAACGGTACTTCGGGGAGTACGTTAGATTCGGATGCTATTGCAGATATTGTAATCAAATCTATTAAGAATATCCCTGTAACTGTAGCGGAGAGCGATATAACGTATGTTCAAAATAAAGTAAAGGTACAAGAAAGTAGATTCTCAGTATAAAATTAAGATGGGTGTTCATTCACCCGTCTTTTTTAATTTAAAATGTATTATTACCTAAAAGGAGAAAATATGCGTAAAGTAGAAATGAAAATAGGAGATAAGACAAAAGGAGTTACAGCAATTTCTATAGTCGATCGTCCTGCAATTGAAAGCAACTTTGTTGCACTTGCAAAAGATGAGAAAAAGGTTATGATGAGTATAGACGAAGATCAGCACATTATAACGGGCGCAGTTCTGATACCTAACAAAATGATATATAGGAACTCAGATTTTGACGGCGGTGAATGTGAAATATTTTTCACGGCTGATACTATCAAACTTGCAAGTCAACAATTTTTGTCAGGAAAGAATGTGCATGATACGACCGTTCAACATGCAGTGTCTACGGATGATGCATCTATCGTAGAGAGTTGGCTTGTGGCAGATACTCAGAAAGACAAATCGTGTGCATTAGGATTGAATATGCCTGTAGGTACATGGATGGCTAGTTACTACGTATGCAATGATCAGTTGTGGAACTCTATTAAGAGCGGAGTGTTTAACGGATTCAGTATAGAGGCTGAGTTTGAAATGGTAGATTTGTCAAAGCAAGATGATGATCTTACGGACGAAGATTTGCAAAAAATTATTGACGTTGCCAAATCTTTTGCGAAGTGATTTGTATTATTACCATGTAATGAAATAACTTAATTTTAAAAATAAGATGAAACAAGAAATTTTAAAAAAGATTACTGATGCTATTACTTTAGCATTAACGCCAAAGACTGAGAATGAGCCAGCCGAGGTGAAAGCCGCAGATACACCAGCCGCTCCTGCGTCAAATGATACGCCCGCTGCACCAGCAGAGCCTGCAAGTGATGGTTCAGATAACGACCCATTGAATACTGTAGGATTGGCTGCAATATTAGACCCAGCAAATACTCCCGATGGGACATATGGAGTTTCATTCTCTATTGTTGGCGGAGTTATTACTTGGGATGAACTTATGCCATTAGATGGTGCGGTTGATGCTACTGTAAATGCAGCAAAACAAGCTCTTTTGAGTTCTCAAAAGGTTACTTTGGATGAAAATGTCGCATTAAAAGCAGAATTGAAAGCAAAAGAAGCTGTTATTACAGCACTTTCAGGCGCAAATAAAGCTACAGGATTGGTTCAAGCCCCAGTCTCTACAGAAAGTAAGGCAGTTTCTAAGTATGAGGCAATCTTTGACTAAGTAAAACAAGAATATAAATTAAAAAATAATAAGTAAAATGGGTAAAAAAGCAGATTTTCAGTTGAGTTTTGACGTTACGAGTGCGGATTATATCGTAGGCAAAACTGATCGTGTCATTGTTGATGCGATAAAGACCGTGCAAAGCCATGATATTATTCAAATGGTATCAGGAATTAAGGATGCGGGCGTTGTTCCTGATCTACAAGCAGGTGCAACCAATTTTAAAGGAGGCGATTTCACAGGCGTAAACGATGGATCTATCAGTATTGCGGACGTTTCCGTGGCAAATTCGTTGGTAACACTAGAGGAAAAATACAGCGCTATTCAAATTTCTAGCACAATTTTGAAACTTGCACAAAAACAAGGAGTTGACCCAACTGATATTGCAATCAGTGATGTTATCTTAGAGTTGAAAGGTAATGCGATTGCTATTCAATACGATTTGGCTATTTGGCAAGGTGATAAAACAAAGACCGACAAATCAGTAGGTCAATTTGTTGATGGTTTTGTAAAGAAACTGAAAGCAAGTACTTCGACTTTGCTTTCAGGAGTTGCGCCCGTTGCATTGACTAACTCAAATGCAGTTGCTACAATTTCTACCTTGCTAGAGAGTTATTTTACTACATTGCCAAAAATGACAATGGAAAAAATATCTTTGTATATGTCTCCTTCTGATTTCAGAATCCTTTATGCAGCAACCTACGGCTTGAATGGAATCATTAACAGCCAAACTTTAAATGAAGGTAAACTTCCTGAAATGTTTACTCATCCTTTGTATGCGAACGTTAATATCGTTTCTACTAAAGGTTTGGTTGGCTTACATGAGTATATTGTTTCTCGTCCTGATAACTTGTTAGAGGTTGTTGATGGAAATGCCGAGAGAGATTTTATTAAGTTCTACTTTGAAGATAGGGATGAGGCTTTCTTACTTCACATTGCTTTTCGTCTTGGTGTACAAGTTGCACGTTTTAACGAAGTAATGATACAAAAAGTTGCAGTCTAAAATATTCGGGCACGTGTAATGCGTGTCCGTTCTTATAAACTTAATACATAAATAATAATGACAAGTATATTAACAGGTATTCCTAGAGCTAGTATAAATAGTACAGGCGGATTGCGCAAAGTATTGTTTGCTATTAAAACAGACGTACAGCCCGTTATGACTGCGGGTGTTGTCACCTTTGAAACGGGAGCACTTGCAGATTTCAAAGAATATATACCAACAAAGGAATCTAGTAACTGTACTGAAACTTATACGGGTACACCTACTACGGGTCAAGGAGTAGTTGCTCAGGTTTTGACAATGATCTTTCATAAATCAGAGGCATCAAAAAGAACTGAACTTCAAATGATGGCTCAAAACGAATTGGTGGCTATTGTGATCGACAAAAACGGTTACAATAAAGTACTCGGAATTACAAACGGGTTGGATATAACATCTAACGTAGGTACGACAGGAACTGCAGGAGGCGACCTTAACGGTAATACAGTTACCTTTACAGGTAATGAGCCTGAGCTTGCAGGA